TGCCAAGTCAGAAAACATACCCGCGCCAATAGATGATAAATGAGACATTAACTTTCTCCGAAGAAATTAAAAGGGATTGTATATAAAGTTCGATACAAATCACTATTATCACGGTCAATACCGTCTGGTGATAAGGAACTGTTACTAAACTGTATAACACCTGCATCTACTTTAATAGATTTGCCTTGTAAATAGGCATCAAGTGTATCTGCTAATAAATTAGAACTACTCGGTCCTTTATTTTTAACAGTAAATATTTCTATATTCAATAAACCTCTTGCTGATGTCAGGTTAATTCCAGTATCAGAAGACAATATTGTAACTCTCAAATAATCACTATTCTCTACTTTACCTGTAAAGTTGCTAGGAAATATTTTGATATTCTCACTTAACCATGCTTCTGTACTAAACACAGAAAACACAGCCTCTTGCGTTGCTGAATATTTACCCATTATGCTACCTCTACAGTTTTTACTTTCAAGATATAACCATCACTTTCAAATGGTGTTTTTAGTTTGTAAGTTTTACTGTCAAAAGTAACAGTATCAAAAACACCAAAATCACTAACATCACTCTGTTTAAAAAGAATATCATAGTAAAAAGAATGAGAACCATCTTGTTGTTTTTTAGTTACCTTCTCAACAACACCTTTTACTACTATTGAACTAACATACTCAGAAGTGCTTGTTCCTGTTGAAAAATCAAAAGAACCTTCTGAGTATTTATTGATAGTTATGTCTTTAGCAAGAGTACCTATTAGTTTAAAAGCTAGATCTACATTTCTCTTAACTAAACTATCTAAGCTCATTAGTTAGCCCTCCACCAAGTCTTTGAACCAGCATTTACTAGTAAAGGTCTTGTTAAAGAACGAACAGAATTAGATAGTTTGTTAGGGTTGTTTATGAACTCTAATTTAATAGAACCTACTTCTAAGTTTTTAACTGTACCACTACTATCTAACAAGCCATCATTGTTTAATAAATGATAAGCTAGTTCTAGATTAGCTTTGATAATTCTGTTGGGAACAACAGTTTCTTCTAGAACAACCAAAGAACCAATCTTAGGATCAAAGTATTCGCCAGTTCTAGGAAAAGCTAAATCTTGATCTTCATATACAGCCGAGCCTGTCCAAGACATTAAATCTAACATGCTAGTGGCTGTAATTAAGGCTTGAGCTTTTAAAGTAGCATCTGCTTCAACCCATGCAGCTACATCTAATTTATCTGCAAAGTAAAGATCAGCCTCTTCTACTGTAACATAAGAATTAACGCCTTTAGACAAAGCCATGACTTACCTCTTACGAGTGGAAAATAGGCAGGATGCCTAATGAAAGTGCAGAAGCAGACTTACGAGTCCAAACACCAGTAGTACTTGCTAAGACATCTGTAGCAGCTGTTAATGCTTTTTGAGTACCAGACTCAAGAACATCATAATAGTTTGCATTGCTTGGGAAAGCAACTTGAGAACCAGCCCAGTTGTAACCAGCAGGAGCTAATACATAACCCCAACGATACCAGATAGAAGTAGTACCACCACCATGATAAGCTTTAGCATCACGTTGAATCTCTACAGGATAAGGTACAGCCAGAGAAGACATTGCAATTGCACCAGGCAATACAATAAAAGAAGTCTTAGCCCCTGCAATATCAACACCAGCACCTGTATTGATTTTAGTCAGTTCTGCACTTGACAGAGACTGATTAGCTCTGGTTTGGATTAAACGCAGTTTACCATTAAAGATAGTGTTGAATTCAATAGAACCATCACGAACACGATCACTATCTACTAAGTTAGCTGAACGTAAGGAAGACATTACTTCAGGAGAGGCTACTAAATAAGCGTATTCTGGAGAATAGTCTTTCCAAGCTTTATCCATTGCTTCTAAGAAGCCTTCAGCTCGTTGAGCACCAACATAAGCAGCATTAGCTGTTGTACCGTCAGCTTCATAGCCTACTTTGTTGATCAGTTTAGCTGAACCTAAGTCTACATAGAAACCATATTTAAGGTCAGTAGGATCGTTGTCAAAGGTCTGACCACCTAAGCCTGTACCACCACCACCAACAGCAGCACCGTTGATAGCTTCAGAAATAGCAACACCACGTAAGATAGCCAGAATAGCATCGTGTTCGTCTGTAGCACGAGTTTGACCGAAATCACGACCAATCTTAGCCAGACCATCTTGTTGGCTGACAACTTGTTGCATATTAACAGAGTCAGCACCGTGAGTACGGACTGTTTTAATATAGTTTAAGAAATCAGAACTAAAGCTGGTAGTTGTACCAGCAGTTGCTGATGTCAAACTAGCAACGTTAATTGTTGGGTTTAAAGGTTTCATCCAACGCATTTGACCAACAAAGGTCTCTGTGCTGGTGTCAATTTGTGGGTTAGAACCTACGATACCTGTACCAGATAGCTTTTTAGCATCTGTGTAAGCTTCATCAGAGTAAGCACTAACTGCGCTTTGTAATGCGTATTCGGTAGCACCGTTAATATCAGTTCTTAAAGTCATTTATTTATACCATTAATTAAAAATTTATCAAAGCTTACCCTCATTAGCGAGTTTAAGCACTTCAGCTTGTGTCATTTCAAACAGAGACCTTTTAGAACTAGGAGAATTGCTTGTAACATTAGAACTAGTACCTCCACCAGAATTTACTTTAGGCTTAAATAAAAAGGACTGCTCTTCACTTTCAGCATACCCTTTAACAAAATCCTTTAAAGTAGCTCCAGATTCGTGTACCCAATTACCATCTTTATCTTGGACAAGTTGTACAGATATTTCTTTAAAAGCTAAGTCTTTTGCTTTATTGTTTTTAAAGTCTAAACCACCTAACTCACTAGATAATATACTATCTCTTGTCAAACCTAATATTTGATTCTTTAATGTTTTATTTTCATTCTCTATTTCAGCAAGTTTCATTTCATAAGCTTCTTTATGTTTACCCTCTTCTTCAAGCCTTTTTAATTTAGCTTGTTTTTCTTGCTGTTCATATTCTGCAGCCTTTTTAAGAGCTAAATCCCTTTCAGCATACAATTTGTCCATAGACTCTTTGATTGAAAAGAATTTTTCTTTGTAACTAGCTTCTGATTCAGTAGTCTCTGTTTGTTTAGCAGGAGCTTCAGGCTCTACTGGTTCTTCTACTGAATTGTTTTCTTCTTGCACGTCTTGTTCTGTCATTTTAATTACCTTGAGCACCGCTCAAAATCGCCTCACCGAGACTAACCAATACCATACCAATATTTATTTTTATCGAAAGTGTGTTGAATATCTTCTAAGATATCTTCTTTCTTTAAAATATCAGCATCTTCTAGTGTTTTACCACCAACAACAGACCTACCAGCCACCGGAAGGAGACCTGTGTCAATAGCTTCGTTTAAATACTTATCGTATTCTTCTTGAGGAAGACCACGTTTCCTCATCTCATTTAATGTATCTAATAATGAATTTTTAGAGATTGTTGATGCATAGATCTGTCTTAAAGCATCTCTTGCTTCAAGCATATCAGCTGCATTAGTGACAAAAGCGTCATGAACAGTGCTTGTAGGTACACTATTCTTTTGCCCCCACAAGTGAAACTGTTTGACAAGTGTAGCATCATTACTGTGGTTACCGTTCACTCCAAATGCTGTTCTTGCTTTTTGAACATCAGAGATATCGTTGAACTTACCACTTTTGTTTCTAAGCTCTTCCCACCAATTTGGTTCTGTTTTTTGTTCAACTTGTATAATACTTGTTTGCCAAACACCATTTTGTTTATAAAGAAGTTTCTCTTCAAAGCTAGACGTAAAAACCTGTTCTAATACTTTACCATCAAAATTAACCCAAGGAACACTAGTCCAACTTTTAGGCATTTTATTAGCATAGAATATTTCTCTACCTTTAGCAATGTCTTCTGAGAACAGTTCTAATTTACCAATCTTAAAACCTGTTCTTCTAAACTTAGGAGTTTCAACACCAAACAATATTTTGTCAATTAAAGAATCTTTGTCCAAAACATGTAATCTTTTTAATAAAATGTTTCTAACTGATTCAGATCTTACACCCAGTATTCTTGATATTATAGGGTGAAGTTTTATTTCATTTCTTTGTTTAAACAATCTTCTTTCTAAGATCTTATAAGGGTCTAGTGCAGCTTGCTTAGGTGCTGCAGTTGTTAGATAAGTCTCAGCAAGTCTTCCAAAGTACCTACTAAAGTCTCTTAAAATAGGTACTTGTTCTCCTAAATGTTCAGACATTATTCTGGCAATATTTTGAAAGTCTTTTGGTGTAACAGTATCTAATTGGTTTCTTGATAACTTCTCAACAACGTCTTTTGTTTTAGAATCTAAGAACCACAACTCAGACATTATCTCATCACCAATAGGTGTACCCTTATTAAATGCATCTCTAACATCAGCTCTTAAAGCCATTAACTGATCATAAGTATAAGTGTCAAAACTTTTATATCTAGCAGCTCTAGCACTTATTTGTTGGAGTACAGCATCTCTTTCAGAAGCCTTTACTACTAAAAAATCATCACTCTTGTCCAAAACTTTGGCTAGCTTTGCTTCAACATTCATAGCAGCTGTCTTTGCACCAGCACCATAGAAAGTGACCATGTTTTGAGCCTTTGCAGCTTTTCTTAGATCCTTTTCAGTCAAGCCTAAACGTTTATTCATTTCTATAAAACGAGGGTCATTAAAAGTAGCAGCAGCTATTTCATCATAAAGTCTTCGTTTTTGATTTGTAGAAATAACATTAGACAACTCAGCAAGTTGTTTGTTCTTTGTTGTTAAGGCAATAATTTGAGCACCACTACTACTAGCATCTTGTTCAAGAGCTAAAGATGTGTTGTAGTCTTCTAATAAATGACTTTTATCGACCTTTGTTGCATCTAGTGTAGAAATGTTTTTCAAATCTTCTGTAGAAAGTTGATAATGAGAGGTCTTTAATCCGTTCTTATCAAACATCTTGGGGTCAGTCGTATAGCTCTTGCTTTTGATATTTATTGTAACAGTCTTATCATCTGCAAATCGTAAGCGGTCAACACCTCTTGAATGACCTAACCATGCTGCAGCTTGTTTTGGCTGTGTATAAGGCTCGCCAGCATCAAACTCGACTCTAAAACCTTTTTCTTCAAGTCTTTGTTTTATATCACCATAGAAAGCGTCAGCCTCTTTTTGCATATGCTTTAAATATTTAGGATTACCTTTGACAATAATAGCTAGAGGTTTTTGGTCTTGCAGATAGTTATCAATTTTAGCCATCTCAATAGCATATCTTAACAGTTTACCTTGTTCTTCACCATCAACCGCTTGTAATAAAGGTGACTCTAAAACAGCTCTAATATCGTCAGGTTTCTTTCTAAGCATGTGATTGCCTATTTTAACAAGATCTTTACGCCATCTTTCAGCTATCTTTTGTCTACCAAGAACTGATAGTGAGTTGTAAGAGCCTTCTAACTCATCACTCAAACCACCAATAAAACTACCAATTTGATCTTGTAAGTTTAGGAATCCACGTTGACCTAAAGGTTTAGCCTCAGCTGTGTTTAAGAAAGGTCTAAAAGCTTCACCACTCTGTGGTCCAATAAAGCCTCTTTCATATATACGAGCACGATGATCTAAGAAAGGTACATTACCAAAAGCATGATTGTTTTTTCTATGCCAAGCCATAGCTTTAAATCTTTCATAACTATCACCACGTTCTACAATATACTGTCGATAGTTATTCAATTCATCAAAGTACTTAGCCCTGCCTTTGTCATCTTTAAAGAATAAGAGTTTGTCAATGAAATCATAAAAATCTTCATCAACCTTATATTTAGTACTTGCTGCCCAGTTTAAAGCATTAGCCATGTCCTTATCAATCACATCTTCTGGAAAATCCTTAAAAGATGATGTAGAAGTAATAGGAATTCTTGTATCGTATTTATCAATAAAATAAGTTTTAAAACCTGGCTTTATTGTTAGTTGTTTATCAATAACCCCTGAACGTAAGCCTATATCAACTTCTCTATGTTTCTTTGCATATTCTAAAATAGAAGGATGAACAATTCTCAAGAATGTCATTTGAGTATCATAGTAAGGGCCAAAATATTGACCACTACGATTACTCTTCATTCTTCTTTTTTGAACACCATAAGTATCTAATACAAAGAAGCCTTTCTCATTAGCATCGTCTAATAACTTGACTCCAAGCTTATACCACTCATTTCTACTACCACGATAATTAGCCAGATTATATAGGTCTCTACCAATAGATACAGCTAGCTGGTCTCTGTCTGGACTGTCAGCTAGTGACAATCGTTTCATAAACTTTAAATAGAACTCATCTTTGTCTCGATCAGTCAACCTTATTTCTAACTTTAAAGGAATCTTAGTATCAATAAAACCTCTTAATTTACCAGCTAGTTTAACAGCTTTAAAGTCATCCCACTTATTTATAAACTTAATATTTTCTAGTAAATTTTGATTTAGTTTATATAAATCTGACTCACCAAGAACAGGATCAATAAAAGAATCATTAGCAAGTCTTTTTATAAAATTAGAATCTCGTCTAAGATTAGTTTCAATATTATCTGATATGTTCATTATATCAAATTTTAACTGAGACTGAATTACAGCTTTTAAATTAGCCCAAGGTTCTTTGTTTCTTCTAAATCTACTTATAATATTTCTTAAATTCTCAACTATAACAGCTGTCTCATTAACACCCAAATCTGTTCTAAGATCTTCTGCTAAAGATTTTATAAAAGAAATGTCATTAGGTTTTAAGTCAGCAGATTCTTCTACTAGTCTTAAAGCATTGTCATAAACACTTGGATGGGGCGCATATAGCCTAGCATCATCGTATCTTCCTGTTAGTGGGTTAAATACCAAGTTGTTTTCTGTTGGTGGTGTTGTTAGCACTCTCCTTTTATTTGCTTTCTTAGAACCTAAATTAACACCTCTATAATTAGTTAAAGACAACTGACCATCAAGGTTTCTTGATTGTAATAAGAAGTATTCTTTTAGAGTGTCTTTTAAGTCAAACAATTCTTCAGGTCTAGTTGCACCTAATTTCAACATGTCAAGCTTTACTTTAGCATCTGCAAACCGTTGTACATCCCCAGGAACGCCATAGCCACCATCAGATATCTTTCTTAAGGTTTTAATTGAAACACCATTACCAGCGGGTGTTATAAACTTGTCTAAAGTTAATCTACCAGATCTAAACAGCTCAAGCTTACTTTTATCGTTAATGTGTCTTAATTGGACTTCTGGTGGTTGTCGTCTTAGCCAGTCACTATATGATTCTTTCAATGGTGTTGTACCATCATAGTAAGCTTTCTGCTTATCACTTAACTTTTTAAGGTTTCTATACCTTATTTGTCCAATACTCTCTAGTGAAGCTAAGTCTTCATATTTCTTAACAACAGGTGTCGTAGTCGATCTACAATGCCAGTGAGCTGGTGGCAAATGCTTAATATCGTCCACAGGATATATTTTAGAATCCCGACTAGCACAAATAGGGGTAGTACGAGAATCAAGAACAGCAACATACTGCCACCCGTATAGAGCTTGCTTATTAGCTTCATACACTTCTCTGTCAGCTTGTGAGGTTACACTTGTTATTCCAGTTCTTACAAGACCTAAGGCTTTGTTTCTTGTAATTTTAAAAGCACTAGAACGTTGAATTAATGTTGCTATATCAGATTCAGACATACCATTAGAAATACCTTGTCTTATCATAGACTCGACTTTTCTTTTTTCTATAGCTGCCATCCCTTTCCAGCCTTCTTCTAGTGTAACATCACTATATAATGGGCGTTTTAAGACGATATCTTCAGCAATACGTCTTGTAGGTCGTCTTGTATCCCAAATATCTTTTAAACTATTACTCATTGCTGAATGAGTAAATGATACTTGGTCTAAAACAAGATCAATTAAATCTCGTTGTGATTGATTAAACAATAAACTAAAAGTACTCTCATACTGTTTATCTAAAGGTTTATTTTCTTTAATTAATTCTCCTACTTTTTTCTCATGTTCTTGAAGAACACTTAATGCTTTGTTTGAAGTTCTCTTCTCAAAGAGTCTGAGCATTGCTGACCGATTAACTTTACGGTCATAGATATCATCTGTTGCACCCATTATATTAACCTATATTTATTTGACTATCTGGAACAACCTTAGGTGTTGTAAATTCATCACTATTGATTTCATTAGCAGCATCTTCATCGTCATAATCAGAAGGTAAGATATCGTTTTGTTTAAGAATCTGTAACCAAGTTGTTCTTGGTATTAATTGTGACTCATACCACTCAGTAACCAATCTCATCCAATCAGCACCAATTTGTGTTGGTTGAAAATCAGCTGATAAGTTAAACACAACATCAGAAGATGGTACTGGTTTACCATATTTCCACTCTAACATGAAAGCTAAAATATTTGTCAATGTGTTGCTTATCTGAGTATTTAATAAACCCAGTGTTGCTGTCTGTGCAGCATTTCTAATTGTTAACGCAATGCCTGATTGCGCAGACTCAGGCGACAACATTCTTATACCCATCTTAGCCATTTCTTCTATGGAACTTAATATAGCTTTTTCCATATCTTTTAAAGCATCTGTTGGTGTCTCTAGTACAGAAATAGCTTCACCTTGACGTACTCTTAACCAAGAACCTAATCCTGATGAAACCAGCTCATCAAACTCTTCATCTGACATGTCTGAAGCTACTACAGGTGTAAAAGTACTTGCACCATATAATAAATGGTTTCTTCTACTCATTTTATTATATAAAGAAACTTCTTTGTCAACTAAAGGAGTAATGAAAGGTTCTTCAACACCTATTTGTCCTGTTAATGGCCATAAAGGAATAAACCTTAATCTTTCACCTTGTACATAAAAATCAGATTGAGTGTCTATTAAATTAAACTTTTCACCAGAAGGAGAGTATTCATTATAAACAGAACCATTTACAAAGAAAGGTGTTTCATCTTTATTAGCAATAAACTTTCTAACTTGATAATAACCATTAACAATTTCATGTACCCACACAGTGTCTACATATCTAGGATGGAATTCATCATCAGGATATATTTCCTCATAAGCTCTTATAATAGCTGATGATAGCAGTTGCTGTCCTGTTAAAGGATCAACAGCTACTCTCCAGTTGATAATGTTCTCTGCTTTATATAAAATAGGATAAGGTGATAAAGGTTCTTCCAATGAGTAAGCTTGTTCTTCTGTAATAGAAGGATAATCAATATAAACCCAGCTACTGCCTGTAATCAACTCTTCATTTAAAGCTTCAGCTAAAAACACAGATAAAGGTGAACTGTCTTGTCCAAACTCATCTAATATCCAAGACCTAGCTTCTTTAGGTAAGTAGTCTGGTAATTCTAAGTGTGGTTGTTTTCTTAATAAACCACCAACAATAAATTTAGCATAAAGGCTTACAAGACCAGGCAATTCAGCTTCAGCTTTATAAAACTCATATTGTTGAGCAGACATAGAAGGGCTGAACGGTATTAATAAGTTAGAAAAATATAAAGTATCAAGTAAACCATCATATTCTTTAACAAATCTCTCACCACCGCACACCGCTCTATTCTTCTCCCATATCTTCTTCATGGAAGAGTATGCTGGACAAGGATCAGCTACTCCTAGTTTTTGAATCGATGCGCGTATAGCCATTATTCACCTCTAAGAGCTTTATTAAAAGTTTCTACAGAACCTTCAAACCTTTCATTGTTTCTGTTGTTTATTGCAACAATCTCACCATCACTAGCTCCTGCAAAAATAGACCAGTTTCTAATGTTTGTATCTTTTAACTTCTTAGTCATACTAAAACTAATATTTTCATTAGTACTTGCTGTATTGTCAACCTCAACAGCAATTGGTTTTGTTATTTTTGAATTAATAATACTCATGTCTTATTTCCCATAATAAGGGGCAGCTTTTCTTAAGTAAAAAGGTATCTTAGCACTGATACGTTTTCCAACTTTACCAATGATAGAAATAACACCCCAAGTATTACTAAAAGAAGTACCAAAAGAATTGCCCCAAGCACTCATGTTGGTCCCCACTCATCACCAGCAATACCTGTTCCTTTTACAAGTACGTTGTTGATATATTTAATATTAACATCAGGAACAGCTGAAGAAGAAAGCCTAGATGAGATCGAGGCATCTAAGTTTGCTAATTCAGCTGTTAACTCTGCTCTTACAGCTAATGCCGTTTCTAATGACATGTCTGTCAAAGACAATGAAACAGCATCAGCATTTTCACTTGCTGTGGGTATTGCAGCAAAATCACTGGCTAGAGAAGCTTTTACTGCTGTAGCAATGCTGTCAGTATCAACAGCACCACCAACATTTACAGTATTAACTAATGTAGCTACTACCACAGGTCTTTGTAATACTTCTTTAAAAGTAAAGTATGCGCTGTCATAATCATCTGAAAACAATACACCAGTCACACCTGTCTTAGAGAAGTCTATTAAAAGCTTCCAACCATTAATTAAGAAGTAAGTATCACCTGTTTGACCACCAGGGACAGGATCTAAACCTGTATACCTCATGGCTAAATAGTAAGCATCTCTGCCGTACAAACCTTGCCAATCTACCCATCTTGAATAAACATCAGCACGTATATCTAAAGAAGCAACGCCATCATTAACTATAATGAGACGTCTTTCACCATCAAAAGTAACTTTTTTAGTAACGTACCAATAGTCCCAATTATAATTAAATTGCGTTATGTTCATTGTCTAATCTCTTTCCA